CATCAGTGACCCCGACGCTATCGCGCAGATCCTTGATAGGCGAATGCTCACAGTATCTACTGGAATGACATCTCCGGATGCCTTCTGTTCAGAGTGCCAGGTTAACTGGATGTCGGAAGACTCCTGTGACCATGCGCCAGGCGTTGACGGGTGTTTCGCAATCCCCGGTGACCTACACTACGAAGAGGCGTACTCTTACGTAGTTAACCCAGGCGACGGTCTTGCACAGACCGTTGCGTTTCAAATGACCAATGACACCGATCAAGGTGTCACCAATGTAATGACGGAGAGCCTAAGGGAAGACAACAAGGTCTTCCCCTACTCTCTTTCCTTTACAGACGCTTATAGGAGTAGCAATAGTATGCCAAATCCGGTAACCCCTGATGCTTCCCTAGAGACGGATACCAAGGTACCTGCAGTAGAGACTGACCCCAAGATTGAGGATCAGGCTACTCCAGATGCAGTTGTTGAGGACGAACCTGTGGTTCAGCCTGAACTTAAGCTGCAGGATGCCTCCGTACAGAATCTAACTGCTGAGCTTGTAAAGCATCCAGTCACTGAGATTCTAGACGGGATCATCCCTGCCTTCTCTGATGTTGAGAGCCTAAAGACAATCTATAGTGCTCTTGATGCAGCTGGCGGTATTCCAGATCCAAAGGAAGTGGACAAGTCCGCTTATGTTACTGTAGACTCTTTCAACGAACTGAAGGTTCGTTCAGAGAATACTGAGCAGAAGCTTAACGATGAGATCAGTAGCAAGAAGTACCTTCGCCTTGAATTGGCTGAAGCCTTCAATGAGAAGCGATCTCTAACTGAAGAGCGAAACGAATCGACTTCCAGGCTGCACGATCTACTTGTAGAGTTCACTACTGTTCTCCGCATGATTGATAGCAAGGATGGGGATTTCGAAGCTCTAAAGGGTGAGCAGTCAGAAAAGACTGTTCTAGATCTCGAAAGTCAGTTCAATGACTTGCGAGGCAGGGTTGACTTTGATAAGATGAGTCTGCGGCCTGATGGAACATCAGGGGCAGTTAGTGGGGAGGTCGAAGACCCAACACTCCCTGGTGCTGGCGAGGGCTCAGAATTCAGTGTTTCTGATTCCATCGACAAGAAGGATAAGAGAGACTACTCGATGGAAGTAGAAAGGTACATGCGTATCCGAGATTTCCAGAGTCTAGCGCAAGCAAACAACTGGGTTGAGATGATGAAATCGTCCAGCCACCTACCAAGGAATTTTGACATCGCACAGCATATTGCTGGTGATGGAACTAACGATTAAGGAGTAGAGTCAAATGGCATCATACGCAAATAGATACAGTGCTACTCACCGTCAGTGGGATCACGTCGGTAATCTATTCCCCAACGTTGAGCACTCAGAAAAGGGACCCCACGGTCGTCTTGCTGGTGACTTTATTCCTGCCCCATGGCTGCCTGTCAACTACTATGACAAGCACTTCGAGGTTTGGACTGTAGTTTCCCCAGGTAAGATTGTGGCTCTCACGACTGAAGCTGAAGAGATCCTCTCTAACGTTGGTGATTACGAAGATAGCACGCACGTAGTTCCAGGTGGACTAAAAGTAGATTGGACAGCCCTCGGCGGCGGCGCTACTGCAATTACATACACCTCGAACGACTTCGACGAGCAGACAAGTGACATCACAACCGGTGCACCCTATGCCGTCAATGGCACAACCGCCTACACCAAGACTCAGGTCACTAATGCATTGATCTCTCGCGGTCTTGTTGCAGATGGCGGATCGTGTGAGGACTTCATCAGCTTCCCAGTTGGCGTTGCAGCTCAGGCCTTCTATCAGTGGTCTGCATACAACGGTGAGAAGTTCAACCCTAAGCAGACGAAGTTCCACAACTTCCGAATGCAGCATCAGGTCCAGGTCCTCGTTAGCTATCAGCTACGTCTTCCGCTTATCCCTGGTATTGTAAGCACTGAGGCAATCCCAGCACTGACTGGTGGTGCCTTCGTCATCGGAGCAACTGGCCTTCACACTGTCGTAGAGACACGAGCAATGGAGAGGTGGGACGGACTGAGTTCTACTGGTACTTGGCTCGCACAGCCTCTTGCACGATTCCCACTCGCTGGACCAACCGCGCTCGCACCTCTAGTCGCATCCGCAACTGACGTTCTCGTCCGTAAGCGGACCGGCCCTGACGCACTTAGTCAGGCAGGTGACTACTTTGTTGACCGTGAAGCAGGAGTTATCTTCTACTACTCTGCATCCCAGGTAGCTGTTCCAGCCAACCTGCTCGCAGAGACAATCACTTACTACAGCTATGAAGTTGCCCCGGCAGCCTTGAGCATTTATGCTTCTGTTGTCCCAGTTACTGGAACTGCCCCTAAGAACGGCGACTTCCTGGTATGCGATGCAGATAGTAACTTCGCTGTAGAGACTTCGGTAGTAGCAGCAACTTGGTCTAACTTCCGTATCGGACAGATCTTCGGGTTCAAGACGTATCCCAAGGATCTAACCCATAGGGTTAAGACTCAGTACACACAGCTTGGCAATGTTAACGCAATGCCAGGAACAGCAACAGCGGGTCTCCCAGAGACGCTCACCTACTCAGGTGGCGCAGACAAGGAAGTCCTCGTTAGCCTGATCAACAGGTAATTAGGAGTAAGGGGAATAAAATGAGATTTACTTTCAACGATAACGTAAATATCAGCCTGAAGACTCCCAGTGGAGACTCGGTCAAGCGACAGGATTTCCTGCGGATCAAGAATGTATTCTTGAACGATGGTGTAGATTACACCACCGGAAAGCAGGTGAAGTGGGATGACATTCTGAACACTTCGAACGCAGGACCACTTCTACCAAAGGTTGTAGTTAGCATCATCAAGGAGGCTGCAGAGCCTCTGATGATTGGCACTGCCCTCTTGGATCGTGTTCAGTACAAGCCATACACAACTTTCGTGATGCCAGCCCTCGGTGCGATGAACGCCGATGACATTGCGGAAGGTGGCCCGTACCCTGAACACCAGCCAAACTTGGGTGGTGCGACCGTAACTGCAAACGTTGGTAAGGTCGGTATGGCTTTCGGTTTCACCGAAGAAATGCTGCGGTACTCTGACTGGGATTTGATGGGGCTGTACATGAGGCAGGCTGGTAGAGCTATGGTTCGCCATAAGGAAACCAAAATCTTCCAGCACATCCTCGGACTAGGCGTTGTGGCTTATGACAACGCAGACCCGACTACATCACTGTTTGGTGTTACACACGGCCGCGCACTTGATGGAACCGCCAACGGTTCTATGATCATGGACGACCTGTTTGACATGCTTGCAGCAGGAATGCACAACGGCTACCAGCTGAACACCATTCTTGTTCACCCGCTTACCTGGCTCATGTGGGTCAAGGATCCGGTTATGCGAGCGTTCGCGCTTCAGAACGGTGGTGGAGCAATGTTCCAGCAGTGGGGTGGCAATGTGCGAATGAAGGATCCATTTGGTGATCCACGACAGGGTATCTCCAACGGACGAGACATCGTCCCAGGTGTTACCGGTTCCGAAGGTGGAAACGCAGCAGGCGCAGCAGCGTCGGCTATCGAAGAGTTCAGTAGCCAGATGACTTCTAGTCCTCAGCTGCCGTCCTACTTCCCGTTCCCATTCCGGATCCTAGTCAGCCCATTCGTGCCGTTCGATCCTGAGACACTACTGACTGACGTCATCGTCTTCGAGGCAGGCTCCCTTGGTGCCCTACTTGTAGATGAGGAGCTGACCACCGACGAGTGGAATGACCCCCGGGTTGACATTCGGAAGATCAAGCTTCGTGAGCGTTACGGTATCGCGATCTATGACGAGGGCCAGGGCATCATGGTCGCAAAGAACGTTAAGGTTGTTCCGAACCAGGTCGTGCTGCCAGCAACTGCTACCTACAACGTAAGTAACAGCATCGCTGACATTCCGATGAACACTCCGACCGTCTAATAAACGGCAGGTAAACCAC